CTGCTCAGAAGCACGATCTGACAGGACACATCCTGACCAGCGAGGTCCCGCTCACCGACGCCCAGCGCGCTGTTTTGGATAAAGCGCTCGAAGATGACGTATGAATGCCCTGGTCAGAACGCCGATTGCTGATGCCGTCGGCAATACCCACGGAATAACCCCGCAGCACCTGCTGACCCGCATTCGCGAGAAGTGCGAAGAGAGCTTCACGTATTTCGCCCGTTACATGTTCAAGGCGCGCAAAGGCGTCAAGTTCGCTTTCAGTGAGCATCACCAGGTTATCTGCGACGACCTGATGGCGATCTACCGGGGCGAGATCCAGAACTACATCCTGAACATGCCGCCGCGGTATTCGAAGACTGAGCTGGTTATCGTGCTGTTCGCGGCGTGGTGCTTCATGAAGAACCCGCGGTCAGAGTTCCTGCACTTGTCCTATGCCGACAAGCTGGTGAAGCGCAACTCCGAGGGCATTCGCTCGATCGTGGCCTCTGCTGAGTTCCGTCAGCTCTGGCCGCACATCACCATCTCCGGACACACGTCGTCGAAAGATGCCTGGGCAACCGCGCAAGGTGGAGTGTTCATGGCTGCACCGTCGGGCGGTTCGGTTACCGGCTTCGGCGCCGGCCGCATGGATGAGTGGGACGAAGAGACAGAGATCTTCAAGTTCTCCGGCGCACTGATGATCGATGACCCGCTCAAGCCGAAGGACTACAAGCACGAAACGATCCGCGAAGAGGTGAACACCAACTGGGACGAGACGATCAAGTCCCGCCGCAACAGCCCGAAGACACCGACGATCGTGGTCATGCAGCGCATCGGGGAGAAGGACTTCACCGCCTATCTGCTCGCCGACACAGAGATGAAGTGGTTCCACCGCTGCATGCCGGCACTGATCGATGAGGGTATGCCGACAGAGCGAGCCCTATGGCCTGCCAAGCATTCGGTCGAAAAGCTGGTCGCCATGCGCGACAAGAAGAACGACCGCGGCGAAATCAACCCTATCGCCAGGGCCATGTTCAACAGCCAGATGCAGCAGAAGCCGACCAGTGCCGAGGGCAACCTGCTCAAAGCCAGCTGGTGGCGCTACTACGCCAGCCTTGAGGAAGTCATGCAGCGCTGTACGTTCTTCTTCTTCACGGGCGACACGGCGTATACCGAGAACACAGCCAACGACCCTACGTCACTCATGCTGTGGGGCGCAGAGAACGGGAAGCGGCTGTACCTGCTAGGGCGCGCAACAGGCCACTGGGAATTCCCGGACCTGCTCAAGAACTCGAAAGCCTTCTGGGAGACGAACCCGGATGCGAAGGCCATGTACATCGAAGCCAAGGCCAGCGGCCTGAGCCTCATCCAGTCGCTACGCAAGCAGGGGATCAAGGCTAAGCCGTGGAAGCCTAAAGATTACGGCTACCCTGATGACAAGGTCGGTCGCGTCAAAGAAGCATCCTGGCTCATCTTCAACGGCGACATCTGGCTCCCAGATCCTGAAATCGCCCCGTGGATTGACAGCGTTGTCAACCAGTGTTCGGCTTTCAGCTCCAACGATTCACACGCGAATGACGATGACGTGGATAATGTGACGATGGCCACATCCATATTTAGCCACTACGGCGGGGGCACAAAACGTGTCGAACTACAAACGCAAACCGAAGAACAGGACCGTCAGCGGGCCTAAGACGGCACGGGTCAAGAACAACGTCGGCCGATTTTCAGGCCTAGGCTCAGAGTTCGACTACAGCCAGTACCAGCAGCCGGCATCGGTCCCGCTGACGCCAATGCAGCAGGACAAGTTCTGTGTCGATCTCTATTACACGGACTGGGCGGCGAAGAAGATCGTCAGCATCCCCGTCGAGGACATGCTCCGGGACGGATGGCAATACGAAGGCCTGGCAGATGACCAGGCCTCTTTGCTTGTCACGCTCCAGGATTCGCTGAGCGCCCTCGAGCAGATAAAGCAAGCCATGCGCCTTGAGCGACTGGTCGGCGGCTGCGTCATCTTCATGGGGATTGTCGACGGGCAGGACGACCCATCGAAGGCGGTGAACTATGCGGCGCTCCAGAAGGGCTGCCTGAAGTTCCTGAACGTGATCCCGCGAACCCGGGTAACGAACACGTCGCTGGACTTCGATCCGCTGTCGCCAACCTACGGCCGCCCGATCACCTACTGGGTGAATGGCGTCGAGGTGCACGAATCCCGCCTTCTGCTGTTCAAGGGTGACCCTCTGCTTCAGGTTCCAGACTCTACCATAATGCCGACCCAGTGGACTCGGAACGATGGGTTTGGTGTGTCCGTGCTGATGCCGCTGCTAGACGACCTTACTCGGGCAACCGGTTCGCGGCAGGCTGCGTACCAGCTCGTACAGCGCGCATCAGTGTTCCTGTTCCAGGCCGACACCATGGATCTGAGTTCAACCACCCAGGGCCAGGCCCAGATGGCGAAGATGCAGAACATAGTCAACCAGATAAACCTATTCCGCGGCGCCGTGGTTGATACCCAGCCAGGCCAAGCCAGCCCGATCACTACGATCAGCCCGTCGTTCGGCAGCGTTCCAGAACTGGTTATGACGTTCCTCCAGGTTCTGGCCGCGGCCGGCGATATCCCGGGCAGCCGGTTCTTCAGTCAGGCTCCGGGCGGGCTCAATGCACCAGGCGACACAGAGCTCGAAAACTATTACGGTCGGCTTGAATCCCAACAGAAGCAGGATCTGCGCCCCAAACTGATCAAGTTGCTCAAGGTCATGGGGCCGTCGGCACTTGGCGAAGATTACGACGCCGTCAAGATCGACATCATCTTCCAGCCGCTGTGGTCTCTCAGCGAAGCGGAGCAGGCAACAATCCGCACTCAAGACACCACGAACATCCTGGCCATGCTGGCTGCAAGCCTGCTTAGCGACTTCGAAGCCCTCGAAGAACTTCGCCTGCGGGACGTCCTGATCGTCGAGAAGGACGCTGAAGAACTCGAGGAAGACTCGGCGCCAGAGACAACCCTGGATCCGGCTGCTGATCTGGCCAAAACACTCGCAGAACTCAATCCATCGGCACAAGAGGTTTAGCCATGGCTCAGTCAACTATTCTCGCCGCTGGCGTCACTGCCGCAACTTCTACTGACGTCGTGGTTGCTGCCGGGGCTTCCGTGCTGATCGGCGTCTTTTCTGGCGCTGGCCTGTCGCTCCCGTTTGGCCTGACGTTCTCGGTCCTGGTGGATACCCCGGATGCTGACAACGTGGTCGACCAGCTGAGCAACACCCGCAAGCAGATTCAAATCTTCGGCCCTGGCACTTTCCGCGTGTCGCGCCCTGCATACACTGGCGATGCCTTCGGCGTATTCCTGGAGGCCTGACATGCTGACCAGAAGCGTTACGGACACAGTCAGCAGGCTGGCCACATCGATAAAGCGGGATATTCGAAGGGACGGTGCTCCGCCCCTTCCAGCTCCGAGCATGGCGAACTTCACGTCGGCACAGTTCGTTCCAGGCTTCAGTGGCTCGATCAGCACCACGAAGAACGCGGCGCGGGTTTATGCCCGCGGATCGCTCACCCTTTGGTGCGGATGGATCAGCGGGACCGAGGCAAAGCTCACGTCGCCGTCGGACTTCGGCGACAACGACGGGGCTATGCAGGTCGCTATCGACGGTGGCGCCTTCGCCAGCGCGACCAGGACGGGTTCGGTATACACCCTGTTCACCGGTCAGCCGCATGCAACCCGATTCGTCGAGGTTCGTTGGGTTGTCCAGATGGGTGACGCGCCGTATATCGCATCGTCCGGCAACGTCCTTGAGGTGGCAGGGCAGCCGCCCGCAATGGTTCCAGCGTCGAACTGGGTTCAAGCCGGCGCAGATTCGGCGACCGGTCTTCACTCCGGGGCTCTGATCCCAAACAATGCAACGTACACGCCCAAGCTAATCGCGCCAGGCGGAACCACGTACGGGTCGAACGTCAGCATGATCAAGTTGAAGGGCGCCTTCACCAAGCTGGTCGTCACGCTCAACGGCATCCGCAAGATCGGTGTCAGCAAGAACGGCGGCGCTCCTGTCTTCTACTCGATCGCCGATGAGCCAGACGAGCCGACTCGCGCCATGATCGTTCCGTGCGATGGATCGACGTCGACTTATTACGTTTGGGATAGCGGAACGGTCAGGAACAGTGGCGGCCACTTCGCGGTGTCCGGCGATTCTGCATTGCTCGACATCGGATCGCGCGTTCGCATCTACCAGCCTGGCGATTCAATCACAGCGGGCTCTGGCCCAGGCGCTACCGCAGTCAACACCGAGGTCATGCCAGTTGCTGCATCTCTCGGCGCGGTCGCATCAACCCTCGGCATCAGCGGCCAGACCATCACTGGTTGCAAGACCATGCTCGACAACGTGCTGCCGCTGATCACCGTCGGCGCCAATGACATTGCCGTCCTGGCCATCGGCGGCAATAGCGCCAGCGAAGGAATCGACTCGACAGAGCAGGAAGACTACGCCCTGTGCATGGACAAGCTGCTGGAGAAGGGATTCACCAAGGTCTGGTGTCGGGCCATCCTGCCCAAGGCTGATGCCCAGGCCATAATCGATGCGGCAAATGTCACGCTGAAGGCTGTGATGGACGCCAAGGCCGATCCGAGGCTGGTATGGGTTGATACCAGCACCTGGACGACATACCGAACGCTCGACCTCACCCATCCGACCGAACTCGGCTACTACCCAGACCTGTACAACTACGAACTTCCAGCCTACACAGCGTTGTTCGGATCATGACGTGCGTGCGGTGTGAAGTGGTCCGGGCCAAGATAATCGCCACCGGCCTGGGCGGATTGCGAAAGACCGGTGCAGAGATCGTGAAGGACCTCCAAGGCCGGTATGGTGATGTGTACCAGCTGAAGGGGCTCTGCGTTGTCCGTGCAAGCCCGATCGGCGACATCCTGATCTATGAGGCCAGACGATGATCATCCTCCCCGGTGACGCCAAGAAGGCGAAGAAGAAAGAGCGATCCATGAACGCGGCCCGGGTGCCGCGTTCGGTGCGAAAGAACTATCTGGATCTGCTCGATCAGCAGGTGAAGTACCTGAAGGCTCAGACGGCGAACCTTTCCAACTTGCTGAC